CTCCGTTTTGTTGTTTACCTCTTATCCCTTTCTCATTAAGAGTAATTTACATTAAAAATATTTATCTTGCAACAAGAAAGATAATAAAAAGCAATATATTTTCATTTCGTGAATTATTTTTGATAAAAGAAGTGTAATATTGGAAGGTTTAAAGGTGCCTTATCCCTCTGGTTTCATAAACACTTTCAGTTTTCGGCACTTCCTTCGCCCAGACTATAAGCCCGAAAAGAATTGTCATCAATCCGTCGATTTTGTTCTTTGGACTCTGCCGGGTCGGGAAATATTTCTTGTTTCTGGCTTGCTTTTGTACAACATTGCTCACCATCCAAGTTAAAACTGGATCTCCATCAAAGCAAATCTTCTTGTCATATACAAGGCTTTCAAAATCCTTCATCGGCGCGGAAATATGCACTGGCGATTGATTAACCTCTATACACTGTATTGCCGGGGCCTCCTTGATGATTTGGTTTATCAACATTCCTGACTCGTACGGGTCGTAACCAAGACCGCGGATACTGTACCGAGCTGCATCGGCTTTTACATCATCAAGAATGTAATCGAAATCAGTACGCGCCCCTGGTGTCGCTGTTATCAACCCATCAAGCACCCATTTTTGGTAATGCTGGTTCTCGATCAGGTTCACAGTGTCCTCTGGCAGATAGTATTTCAGGAATGGATAGTAAACCCCATTACGGAAAAATACCCTTGCATAGGCAGCAATGTCTATTTTGCTTGCCAAATCAAGGGCCAAGGCGCACTCTTCGCCCTCAAAATCATCTATTGCAAGCGTCTTGTCTGCGCAATCCGCCCACTTCGCTTGATTTATCCACGTCTGTCCGCCTGAACTCCAGATATTGAGGTGCTTGCAAAGCGTTATACTCTGCTTCTCCGCTTTCGTCATAGCCTCGTGATGCCGAGCACGAAGAAAGTCCTCATAAACAGAAACGCCAAGGTTCGGATTCGCTTTATACCAGCAAGAGAAATCTTTCCAGTCGTCTCCGGTCTTATCCCCCTCGGCTTTACTGTCTATGGTATAAATAACAGCCCAAACCTCTTCGTTTATCAAAACACCCTGGTTGATCTTGATAGCGTCGCTGAGCATCTCAAAGCATGGATATGATATGTTTTCACCTGCGGTCGTAATTATCAACCTGAGTGGCAGTTCTCGCGCTCCCATACCAGTCTTCATGCTATCGAGCTGTGAACTGGTGGTGTGCTCATGGTATTCGTCTGTTATCGAGCATGATGGTGATGGACCGTCTCCGGGATTTCCGATAACAGGAATGAACTTCCCGCCGTTCTTCATGCAGAAAATTCCGGTAGGGTTCTTTTCTGTTCCGGTCAGATTAAAGTTGTACCACGCCTTGAGTTTCGAGTTCTTGTTGATCATTTTCCAAGCAGGATCGAAAGTCTCATGCGCCTGTCGTTCCGTTGTCGCGCCAGAATAAACTTCTGGAGCGCCCTCCTTGTCTGCAATCAGCATGTAAAGCCCGATCATTGCGCCCATCTGGCTTTTTCCATTCTTCCGGCACACTTCAACAAAGATTTCTCGGAACCTGCGCTTCCCGTCTGACTTCCTTTTCCATCCGAACGGGATCCCGAACGTAAATTTCTGCCACGGTTCCAGCTTTATAGGCTGATCAACCCACTTCCCCTTCACGTGTACCTGAATTTCACAGAACTCGACGAAATTCACGCACGCGGATTGGTCGAAATAGTACGGATAATTAGCATCCTTTTGTCGCGCAAGGTTGCTTTTATGCCTGTTTGCCGCATCCATCACATGCTGACATGCCGGTATTTTACCCGATAGAACGCCTCGGACATACCGGTTTATGTCTTTTATGTGGGGATTAATAGCCATCAGTTACCCGAATTTTGCGAAAATGCTTACTTCTTCCATCTTCGGTACCTCAATTCTTGTTCTGCTGCTTGGAGTAAGCCCGAACTCAGGCGCTATCCTGACCTGTAGGTTCAACAGCCGATTGTACTCCTTGATAAAAGGATTGATAGCCACCTGACCGTTTTTCATGCGCGTCATGTACCTTCCCGGGCGTTTCACCCCTTGCGCCGCTGCTGATTCGTCGATGCTGATCTCCCACGCCTCCATACCTTCCAAGCATTCCACCAATAAACCCTCAATAGCTGCGTAATGGCTGAAGAACTGCAAATCCGTATCCTTCAGCACGCCTATCTTTTGCAGCTTCTTGCCTGTTTTCATGTACTGCCGTCGCCCTTCCTTTGAAAGGTAGACCGGAGGAACAAGACTTTCGACGGTCTCAAATACTGCTGTATTATCTTTGTGCCGGTGCCTGTTAAATGTACCTTGTACTATCTTCTTTTCCGTTGGCAAAGGCTTACGCCCTCCGCCTGGTGCTCGCTTTGATGCCATAATTTAGTTCGTTTTTATGTTCTGCGTAGTGACACTTAAAACAAAGTGACTTGTGATTTTCTGGATTATTATTTTTAACATCCCTATCGTTATGATGCACTAATGTTGCTTTTTCAAAACAAACCTCGCAAAGAGGATTTCTGATTAATTTTTCAGCCCTAATTTTTCTCCATGAAAAAGTATACCCCCGTTTATCGCAACTGATATACTTTTTCATGGTAATTCTTTTCTCATCTTTATTGTGTTGATCGCATAATCGGTTTTTCCTTGCTGTCAACTCGGAACATCCATTAGAAACACATACGGTAAAAGTTTTCACGCGAAGGCTTGTAAATCTTTTTTAATCATGTGCGGCTGATCACCAAGAACCTCTTTAACGTCATAATAAAATGACTTCCAGTTTATCGATTCTTCTATTGACTTATTATGATTAATCTTCCCTACCTTCCAGAAAGAAACATAAGGAAGCAGATCACGAATTACCTTTAACGCTTCTTCGTGATCAACAACGGGCTCAATACTCACCCATGTAAATAATCCAGCTTTATGCGCAATCTTTACTGCCTCGTATCTCGATTGAATTGATGGTGCCCCTGGCTCCCAGTGTGACCTAAGTTCTTCGGTTCTTACCATTATAGTCGAACCGAATTTCCATCCAGGATTCCTGCCGATGATATCAAAATCCCTTACCGCACGGAACCCTGCTTTTGTCAGGATCTGTACCTTTTGAAACCGGTTCTTTTCAAGGATCAACAACGTTTGACGTGTAAGAAATGCGGCCTCCTCATCCTGATACGGGTCAGACATAAAGGAAAGTATAAGCTCCTTATCACATCCAGCCATCTTCTCCGATTCCTTCTCGACTTGACGAATGATATTCGTTCTTGCTTTTGGCATAGCAGACCAATCGTCAAGCGACTTGCGCATGATTGACGGGCAATAACAGTAAAGGCATTTGTGGGAGCAACCTGAATACAGGTTTAATGCAAGCTCTGAGTATTCGCGAGCTTTTCCGGTTGGTTCATAAATAACTGGCATAATTCACGCCTCCATTTTACAAGTTATGTAATACTTCCTATCAAAAAAGAAACCTGATACTTTACGTATCCCTTTAATATACAAAAAGTTAAGGAATTTTTCAAGACCGTTCGAGCTTAATAGTATCGGGGCTTTTTTAATCATCGGCTCGGTGTATCCATTCGCAGCAAGAATAATATCCGGCATTCTTCCCATTACCGACCTTATCGCAGTGATGACCACAACACCGTAGTAACTTTTCATCCATAGTGCTTCTATTAACTCTGCAGGAACCCCGTATGCATCCATATCTATGATATTGTACTTGCTGATATCCATTCCAACCAAAAACTTTAAATTATCTCCCTGAAGGTGCGGAAACGGGCACTTGTTTTTTATTTTTTCTACCCGTGTGATTTCAATATTTTTTCCTGTCCTTTTTTTTGACTTCCTCCCATAGTGTAGATTTCCCTGCATATAACTCCAGTATGACAGGTTTTTCTATATCTTTTATTGACTCGACCCTGAGCAATACTTTTTCCTCAAAATGTGAGTTATCAGTTTTCATTTCAATTCGCAGTTTGTTCTATTTCATATTCACAGGTAATAGTTTTTATAACCTCCATTACTTGGTTTATATGCTCTGGGTCAAATGACAATAGAACATGAACTTTTTCGTATGGCCTCAACTCTTTTGTCTCGCGCGAAACTGATTTATTACTAAAGACGAGGTTATCGCTTATTTCTATACCCCAGTCTGAGAGTGGTAAATCATCCCAACTATTCGCAAGATCGTCGTAGTTCCATGACCCGCCAGAGACATTATCTTTAATGACAAACTCCCGCTTCTGTTCTGCCGTCAAATCCTCGGCGCGCTTCACCCATTCGTCAGGGATCTCTTTTAACCCTGATTTCAATAATGCTTGATAGCGCATGTTCCCGCCAATAATCATACCGGCTTCATCAATAACAATCGGCCTCAATGCCATCATTTGCGGGAACTCTGCCAGCGATTTACCGAGCTTATCCAGCTTGTCTGCCGTGATCGTCCGAGGATTGCATGGATTCGCATGTATATCTGTTATTTTCATGTTGTTTCGTGATGCTTTGTTGGAAATGTCCGATTATACTAAAAACCCGAAAAACGCTTATTTTGCCGCACAAAAAATTAACCCCCCTGAGCATATTTTTTAACGATACTTTCAAATATTCTCGACCGGCCCCTCCCCTTCGTAATAACTACCCCATCATATAGGAGTAATCATCTACGCTCATTCTTCTGTCCCTTCTTTGCTTGAGTATTGTATCTCGTCCATCGAACAAAATCCCATAAAATCTTTTTCAGCACTTATAAGTAGACCAACTCTTCTATCTCTGTATTCATCTTTCCATTTCCTCAAAGCGTATGCATCTGTTTCATTTGACGGATAAACAACAAGCATACCATTTTTTAATATTTCCACATTAATCATTCATCTATCTCCGTTTGATTGCCTCCCTTCCATTCCCTTCTCCCGAACCCCTCTCCCTTATGCTCTTGCGTGTGGCAATGAGTGCATAACGCCATCAAGTTATCATCACGATTGTTGTTCGTGTGCCTGTCGATATGATGCACAAGATACGCAAGCGTTACCCTGCCGTCCTTCTCGCATCGCTCGCACATCGGGTTCATCGCCAGCTTCCTTGCCCTTACCTTGCGCCACTGCCCATCATATCCACGAGCGTGCGACGTTGGCAACTTCGCTGACTGCTCTCGCCACTTCTGCCGGACGTGCTTCACACAAAGACTATCGCGCCTATCCGTTAGCGCTATGCAACCAGGGTGCCGGCACGGCTTGAGAATCACTTTGATTCCTTGTCAATGTCAAGATACATCACCATCCCGTTTGCCTTAAGCATCGACAACAGCCCCCTGGATATCTGCACTACGATATCAGTCTGTAGGTACTTAATTACTCCGTCTTTCTGCTTGATAACAGTCGCCTGCAGCGTGTTTCGTTTTACGAGCCGCCAATTCTCTCGCTGCAACGCATCATAACTCTTTTTCTTTTTTTCCTCCATAACTCCCACGTTAGCCCCTTGATTTGTGAAAAGGTTAAAGTATACGCCTATACCTGTATTTTCTCTTCTACGCACTCTCTACCCACTTTAAAAAGGTATATCGTCATCGCTCTCATAAGTTGCGCCTGTCGCCTCTTTAGGAACGAGAGGAGAATACAGTACTCCCGCTTTACTATCAAGCATCTGCATCTCGCTAATCACAATCTCTGTTGTGTACTGCTTCACTCCCTCCTTTTCCCAGCTTCGTGTCTGCAGCTTACCCTCGACGTAGACCTGTGATCCCTTGTGCAGATACTGAGCGCAAACCTCAGCCAGCCTTCCCCAGGCCACGATTCTGTGCCATTCCGTTTTTTCCTGCAATTCTCCCTGCTGGTTTTTGAACTTCTCGCTTGTTGCGATGGTGAAGTTTGCGACAGTTGTCGAACCCGCCTGACGGCTTTCGGGATCCCCACCGAGTCTGCCGAGAAGAATTACTTTATTAACGCCTTTTGCCATTATGATCTTGTTTATGCGCGGTTTATGCGGTTTATGCGGTTTATGCGCCTTAAGCGCGTTTTAAGCTACACTTTTCTTAAAACGTCTATTTGTACGCCTACATGCCTGTTTTTAAAGCCTGTCCACCTTCCTGTGCGTCCTGCACTATCTCACCGCCTTATCAGCAGGCACTAATCCGCTGCGCTGTGCAAGTTGAGCTCGAAATCTTGCGATCAGAGCGTCACGAACAAGAATGTCGTGCCTTAAGCATTCATTTGCTTCGTCTGCGGCATGGAGCATCAATTTTAGTTTAACTATGCGATTGGCTATGTCGGCGTTGTGAGTTTCGATAAGATCATTCCACTCAATCTCACTTTTGCAGTGAGAACATTCATTAATTTGTTTGTTGCTTGTAATCCTTGCTCCGCACTGGCAAGTTACATCAAAGTACGGAATCAGCCTATATGGCTTTTCTTGTTGTGTTGTGCTCATTTTTACTTTCATTTTTTTGTTGAAAGTCTCATTATTCTATCATCAATCCTCTTAAACTCACTATCCGTCATTATATCGTGCTTCGTCAGCCATTCGCAAAGCCGCATAGCCTTCTCAAAATGCTCGATGCCTGTGAGGATCCTATCTCCCTCCTCTATCAGCATACCCATGATAGAGCCATCAGCAAACTTGAAGCGCACCGCATCACCTGTAACCTCAAGACCTGCCCCTCGTAATGCTCTGACCGCGTGATCTGCCTTGGTTGATTTACTCATTTCGTTGCCCTTTTTGCTGTTTCACTTTCAAGCCTATCGACATACCACTGCGCCTTCTCGATATCCTTCTCTCCCTTCAATCCTAAGCGCCAAAGGTATTTCATTGCGCTGCCTTTCAGATATCCCTCGAATTGCTCTGCCGTCATACTGGCCTTTATTGCGTCGATGCACTCGATGGAGCCGCGCTTGTAATGGTCTGTGTTGATTTCAAAGTTTTTCATAATCGTTATTTTAGTGATTCAATCTTTCCAATCTTGCCCGAGTTGCTTAGGCTCTGCCACGGTTAAGCCGTATTTTGCGATATCTGATTTCCTTGCAAAGAAAACTTTCCCTTGTGCCG